ACTTAGTGCATCAGCACATACAGTCAGTGCTTGAGACAGGCACACTTGCTGAAAGGGAGCAAGAATTTTTTAATTAAGTGAGAGGAGTAACCAATGGATTCTGCAGAGAACACCCAAGAAGTTGTAAATAATAGAGCACCAGCAGGAACAACTGCTGAAGCTGGTAATAAAATCCTTAGTATGTGGGACTCAGAAGAGCAAACCGCAAGCGAGGTAACCGAAACCCCTGTTGACGAGACAGAGGTAGAGGAAACACAGGAAGCTGAAGAGGTAGAAGAAGAAGCCCCGGAATCGGAAGAGGAAGGACAAGCTGAAGAAGAAACCGAAGAAGAGGTAACCGAAGAAGAAGAGTATGAAGTAGTAGCGGAAGAGGACTTAAAGTATACAATAAAGGTAGACGGAGAGGAATTGGAAGTTGGTATAGATGAACTTAAGAACGGTTATCAAAGGCAGGCTGACTATACTCGTAAGTCTCAGGCACTAGCTGAGCAACGCAAGGGCACTGAACAAATCCAATCCGAGCGTATGCAACTAGAGCAAGAGAGGCAAATGTACGCAAATGGTTTACAGATGTTGCAAGAGCAACAATCGGCCAAGCTGACAGATTTTGATAATGTTGAATGGGAAGCGTTAAAGCAAGAAGACCCATACCAATATATGATAAAGAAGGATGAGTACAGAGATGCACAGGAAAGAGTTACTAATCTACAAGCAGAACAACAAATGGTTCAACAAGAACAAGCTCAGCAAGCACAACAAGCTAGAGCACATTTTGTCCAACAAGAATATGCCAGATTAGTCAATGCTCTTCCAGAATGGAACGACAAAGAATCTACTATAAAGAAGGATGTACAAGAGTACGCCACTTCAGTAGGGTTTCGACCAGAAGAGATTAGCCAGTTAGCAGACCACCGTAGTGTCTTAATTATTAAGAAAGCTATGGAGTATGATAAACTAACAAAGAAGGTTGCTCCAAAGAAGAAAGCAGTTAAGAAAGTTCCTAAAGTACAAAAAGCCGGAAGAGGAAATTCAAAAGAAGATGCAGCCACTGAAGCTATTAAGAAAAAGCGTGCAAGGTTACAGAAGTCAGGCAAGCAAGATGATGCCGCTTCTATATTTTATGATATGCTTTGACGGAGAATAATTATGCCAACGCAATTTAAGACATATGATGCAACAGCAATTCGAGAGGATTTGTCTGATGTAATATATGATATTTCACCTACAGATACGCCTTTTATGTCCAGCATTGCTGGCAAGGGTTCAGTATCTAACACTCTATTTGAGTGGCAAACAGATGCACTCGCTGCAGCTGTAATAAATAACTACCACGTTGAGGGAGCTGCTGCTGGTACAGCTGCAACTACCGCTACTACTCGTCTAACTAACCAAACACAAATTTCTAAGAAAGTTGTTGAGGTTACTGGAACTCACGAGACAGTAAACAATGCTGGTAAAAAATCTGAGATGGCCCACCAACTCGCTAAAGCCTCGAAAGAGATTAAGCGTGATATGGAAGGCTCACTACTAGCTGACAACGCAGCTGCTACGGGTGACGCAACAACTGCTCGTGAGACTCGTGGTGCTGCAAACTTCATTTCAACAAACGTAACTGATGCTGGTACTTCTGGTACTCACGCTGCGATTGTTGAAGCTGATGTTCTTGCAGTAGCTGAGTCTACTTGGAATGCTGGTGGCGAACCATCAACTATCCTACTTGGTGCGACTAACAAAAAGTTAATCACAGCAATGTCAGGTCGTGCTGATGCAATTCGCTCAGTAGCAGATGGCAACACAACAATCCAAAATGCGGTTGATGTATATGTATCAGACTTTGGTACATTCAACATCATGTTAGACCGTTTTTGTGACCAAGATGTTGTCTACTTCTTAGACCACGATATGTGGTCAGTTGACTACTTACGTGATTTCCAAACTGTGGATATTGCTAAAGAAGGTGACTCTGAGAAGAAGATGCTTCTAGTTGAGTACGGTCTACGTTGTGGCAACGAAGCTGCTAACGGTAAGATACGTTACACTACTGGTTAATAACTAACCAACTAACCCACCCTAGGCAACTGGGGTGGTTTATTATATGACAGTAAAAACAAATTTAATAGCAAACTTAGATGGTAGCCTTACTCTAGTCAGTGGACAAGATGATAAAGTAGTCAAGAAGCTATATGACCTAAACAATAAAGATAAGTTCCATACAGCTAATAATAAATATAAAGGTGACTCAACTTTTTCACACAAGGTAGCTAGTATACCTATGATTGTAGTAGAGAAGATGATGAGAGATAAGGTTTGGGGAAACCAAGAAAGGATGAGAGAGTGGTTAAACCACCCAGACAACGCTCCTTGGAGAACTACTAAAGGAAAAGTATAATGGCACTAGGTACATTCACAGAATTAAAAGATGCAATAGCAGACTGGTTAGATAGGTCAGATTTAACAGCTAGAATACCAGACTTCATTGCACTAGCCGAAGCACGAATTAATAGGGAACTACGCATTCGCCCTATGGAAGTAAGAAGTACGATGGAAACTACATCTGGTCAACAATACTTTAATTTGCCCGGTGGTTACATTCAGATGCGTAACATACAATTAAATACAAACCCTACCGCACCACTTGAATATATAACACCAGAGATGCTGGATAGATTATATGGTAGTAGTGCAACAGGTAAGCCTAGAGCTTATTCATTAATAGGTGACGAGATACAACTAGCACCTATACCAGATACAGCATACACACTAGAGATGGCTTTCTATGAGAAGTTCACAGCTTTAGGTGATGGTACTTCAGGTACTGTAACAAATAACTGGCTTACTTTGAATGCACCAGATGTACTACTATATGGTTCTCTTATGGAGGCAGAACCTTTTATTAAGAATGATGAGAGGATTCCTGTATGGTTACAAGCCTATAGAGATGGTATAGATAAATTACAAAAAGCAGATGCAAATGACAGGCACTCTGGTTCATCAATGAGAGTGCGTAATATTTACTCTGGAGTGGAAGGCTAATGGCACAAAGCACTTGGGCAGCAGCAGATACTACTTGGGCTAGTAACCCTTACACTTGGAGTGTTAGCACATATCAAGCAACAGCTAATATGACGCAGACTAACCTTACTCAATCTTTACTAGAAGATACTGTATTTCCTAGAGGAGTGACAGTAGGTGGTAACTACGGTATGACGGGTACAACAGCACACGTTATGCCAGCAGCAATTACTTTAGATGGTGAAGGTGATATTACAGACACTGGTCTATTGGAGATACCAGTTTCTGGTATAATAGCAGGAACAAGTAACATAAAGAACAACGTGAATTTTGAAGAGAGTGCAACGATGGGTCTGACTGGTTCAGCTCTAAGTGATAACACCTTCTTATGGAACGATGTAGAAGAAGACGAGGATACACTTTGGACAAAAATAAGTGACCCAGATGAATAATACAATAGGAGTATACAATGACATTAGATAATGTAAACATAGGGCTGGCTAACTTTTGGAAAGTTACTTGTCTTGATAAAGACGGAAACGTCAAATGGGAAGAAAACAAAAAGAATATAATAGTTACAACAGGACTGAACCATATTTTAGATACACAATTTCACGCAAGTACGCAAGTTACAACTTGGTACATAGGACTGAAAGGTGCTGGTACTCCAATAGCTGCGGACACTATGGCATCACACTCAAGCTGGGCAGAACTTACTGGCTATTCTGGAAACAGAAAAGAATGGACAGAAGGTGCAGCATCAAGTGGTAGTATGACTAACAGTTCTAGCGTAGACTTTACAATTAACGCAACAGCAACAGTAGCTGGTGCTTTTCTAAACACAGCAGCAACAGGAACAGCAGGTACACTATACGGTGTAGTTGACTTTAGTTCTTCAAGAGCAGTAATCTCTGGTGACACACTACAGGTAACGGTAACAGTAACTGCTGCTTCAGCATAAGGAGTAGAGAATGGCTTTAGAGGATTTAACAGGTACTAAATACCTTGATGACCTAGTAGCGACTAA